CGAGCCATTCTTGGCAAAGATCAAAATAGAACCTGGAACAGACGGTTATGCTGACAGCAACAAGATTGCTGACTTCGTTACCAAAGGCAATAAACTGCCAGACGTAGAACAGGATCCTAAAGAAGTAGAGGCAGTGGAGAAAACTGAATCTAAAACTTCTGATAAAGATTACGATTGGATGAAGTAACCCTCATCTAAGGCGACCTAGGCATGTCGTCAAACTGCCTACCAGAGAGAAATAACAGAGAGGCGACATGCAAAACAAGGAAACTTTGTCCTTGGAGGACAAGAGCGTAATCACAAACGCTGAAAAAGTAATATGTGAACTGCACAGAGTATGGCAGAACAAAGATTCTTTATTTAATCCAGCGCTGACTAAGGCGGTTAAAGATGCTGAATTATCTATAGTAAATGCGAGGATGCTGAAAGATGAGTGAATTTAAAAAAGATTTAACACAGAGACTTAACGAAGATCTCCAGGAGTTTGCTAAACGCAAAGACTTCGATGCTGGGGAGTTTTGTAGCACGATCACCAAGTTTGCTATATCTTTGAACTATGATTTCTCAGACTGTCCTGTGACCGCAGCGGGTATGATAACCATGTGTTGGGAACAAGAGATGAGAAACATAAAAGCAGAGATGAACGAACAACAAACATCTGAGGAGATGGAACTCAAACACTAATGAAACTAAGACCGTATCAAGAAGACGCCGTAACCTCTTTAATAAATTGGTTTGATTCAGAGTCTATTGATAGAAGACCGTTACTAAATTTACCAACGGCATCTGGCAAAACAGTTATCTTTTCTAATGTAATCAAGCGACAGATAGAAACGTATCCAGACGCTAGGTTTTTAGTTCTAGCACACAGACAAGAACTGATAGAGCAAGCTGAGAACAAGATAAAGAATGTTTGGCCTGATGCTCCAGTTGGTGTGTTATCTGCTGGACTTGGCAGACAAGAGATGGATTCTCAGATATTGGTTGCATCCAGGGACACGATAGCGTCAGGATCTAGACTGAAGAACGTGGGCAAGTTTGATTACGCCATCATAGATGAGGCACACAACTTAGCGCCAGACGAGCAGACTCGTTATCAAAAGATAATATCAGAGCTGTCAGACGATTACGCCATGCGCGTCATGGGATGCACAGCAACACCCTATCGCATGGGACAAGGCTACATCTACGGCAAGCGTAAGGATCATTTCTTTTACGACGTTGCTTACCAAGCAAAGATACCAGATCTGATAGACCAAGGTTACTTGGCTAGGATAACTTCGTATCAAGTTGCTGACGACACCATCATAGATGCGAGCAAAGCTAAACTTAAATTCAAAGGTGGCGATTACAAAGAATCTGACTTAGAGAAACTAGCCATGGACGACAGAACCATGTTAGCTATCATCAACGATTGGTTAGACAAAGCTTTTACCAAAGGCAGAACCGCAAGCGTATTCTTTTGTGTATCGGTTATGCACGCAACCAAACTAACAAATCACCTACTGGATCACGGCATTAAAGCCAAATTATTGACAGGTGATACGCCTGGCGAAGAACGAAAGATCATATTAGAACAGTTTGAATCTGGTGATATCAACGCTATATGCAACGTAGGCGTCCTTACAGAGGGCTGGGACGCTCCGAGAACGGATTGTATAGCGATGCTAAGACCCACTAAAAGTTTGGGCTTATACGTCCAAATGTGCGGTCGTGGCATGCGCTTATATCCAGGCAAGGATAACTGTTTGTTATTAGACTACGGCGAGAACATAGCGCGTCACGGTTGTATCGATACAGCTCAGCCAGATCAAGAAGTAAAAGTTAGACGACCAAAGATATGCGGTGAGTGTTTAGCGATTAGTCCACCGCATGCTAAGAAGTGTGTTGAGTGTTTGACTGAGTTCCCAGTATCTATGTTTGCTCAGTATCTAGCTCCGATAGAAGAGAGAAAGGTTGCTAAGCAAACCAAGGCAGCAAAGGGCGCCGTGATCTCAGATGAGAAGCCTGGACAGAAAGCCAAAGAAGAAAACGTAGTTGGCGTTAACGCCAGTCTAGCGACGTCTAAGAACGGTAACGATTACTGTCGTGTGTTCTTTCAGATAGAGGATAGTTTTTTGCCCAGATCAATGCCGTTGATGTTTGAGCACCCAAGGATGAACGGACTAGCTAAGAACTATTGGTGTCGGATTGTGAACACCAAGCAATGGGGTGTGCCCAGAAGATCTCAAGATGCTGTTGCCAAGATAAACGATGGTGCTATGGATCATGTGAAGTCACTTAGCGTCAAGAAAGAAGGCAAGTATTTTAACGTGAAGAAATTAGTCACTGCTAACAAAGAGGTTTACTTATGAGCGAAGTCAATAACATGATAGATCATGTCATGCTGTCAGAGCCAGAGAAGCGCAGACCTTACCTTGGTATGAGTCAGATCGGCAATCCAGACGAAAGGATGTTGTGGTTAAACTTTCGTTGGTGTTTAGAACCAACAAACTTTGAGCCCAGGATCTCTAGAATATTGGATCTAGGCAATCTGCTAGAAGATCAGATAGTTGATTACTTAAAAAAAATAAAAGACATTGAGGTGTTTGAGAAAGATAAAGAAGGTAATCAATACACCGCGTCTTTGCTTGGCGATCACTTCTCTGGCCACATAGACGGCGTAGTAAAGGGACTGCCTGAAGAAGAACAACCCATGATACTTGAGATAAAAACCGCAAATGAAAAGCGTTTCAATAATCTAGTATCTGAGAAAAGCTACGAGCGTTGGTCTATGGAATACGAAGCCCAGGTGCATTGCTACATGGGTGCTTTTAAGTTAGATAAGTCTTTGGCTTTGGTCTACAACAAGAACAACTCTGACATCTACACAGAAGTGATAGATAAAGACGAGGAGATGTATAAGTCTATGGTAGAGAAAGCAAAACGAATCATTACCGCAGAGCAACCGCCAGAAAGTTTGATACCAGAAACCGATTGGCGCATCAAGAATATGCCCAAAGGTTCGCGTGATGTTTACATGCAAAGAGAGTATCCAACAGAAAAGAACTGTCGTAACTGCAAGTACAGCCAGCCGATCATAGAGGCAAGCGGAGCCACCTGGAGATGCAACAAGAATCAAAAGATGTTGAATGCTAAAATGCAAGCAGAGGAATGCAAAGACCACGAATGGATCACTGGCTTGACCCCGCTACCTTTTTAGTTATGGCATACAATAAATACGGAGCAATCAAAGTAAAACTCGACGGCTATGTGTTCGATAGCAAACTAGAGGCTGCTAGATACAAATTCTTACGCGAACTAGAAACTGCTGGAGCTGTCTCTGATATAGAGGTGCACCCGCCCTTTCCTTGTTTCGTCGAAGGTAAAAAGATCTGTTTGTATAAGGCAGACTTTAAATACAAAAACGCACAAGGCGAAGAAGTCGTTGAAGATACCAAAGGTATTCAGACGGATGTATTTAAATTGAAAAAGAAACTTGTTGAGGCTTTGTATCCAGGGCTAGAGATTCAGGTTATCTCATCGCCAAGAGCATGAGGCATGAACTTTTTTAAGTTCCTCCCACTAATTTGTCTAATTCTTGCTGTCGTAATATTTGAGATCCAGCGCTTTCTTGCCGGTTTGCTCTAGGATCTATAAATTTACCTTCTAGATCCTGACTTCTTAATTGATTTTCTAATATGTTTAACGGTAAATAAGTTGATATGGGGGCTTGAGATTCTTTTAGCCTCTCTTGATCTATTGTTATTGGTCTGAATTTATTTCTCATAACATCTTTGTAGTTAGCGACTTTTGCTTTTTTCAATTGTAACTCTATTTCTCTTTCAGATAGACCAAGTTCTCTCGCATCATC